CTCCTGATACATCTTCTCAGCACTCTTACCACCGCCACCAAAACACATATCCTATCCCTTCTTATGCCGCTTCGCAAAATTACGAGCAGCCTCTACACTGCCAAATCCCCAAGCCTTCAATGCTAAAGCCTTCCTTGTAGGACGCCCCTTCTCATCCTTCATCGGTCCCTTCATACCAGCAAACCTAGCAGCAAACGAAACACGCCTTGGATTCGTACCACCCTTCACAGGAGGCTTTAAATTAGCCCCCTCCTTACGCTTGAAATAAGCACGACCCGCAGCAGTCAATCCACCCTTCGGATTCTTATGCTCCCTTCGCATAACCAACACTCTTCAATAATAACTTAACCTGAGACATGTCATCCCTAGGTGGTGCCTTCTCAGCTTGTTTCGCAAATCTAGCCATAACAAACCTATACTATAAAAAAAATAATTCTGACAATGCACAAACTGTTCAAAGCTGACAAGCTTTGGGCAGGAGCGTTAGCGAACCTTTTTGGCTAAAAATGCTAGGGAGGGACTATTACAGTAACACAGTACGCAGTTTTTCCCCCTACCCCCCTAGCCTAGGTCAATGCTAACACGAATATCCCCTGCAACTTGAACCTGTGAACGATCTATAGGTTTATAGCCAGCCCTATCCAGTAAATCCTTGCTCGCTTCAAGCTGAACATACTCAGATTTAGCGTTCTGAGACAGCCTACGCACAGTGTTCATTGCTGCAGTAGCACTAACTCCAAACTCTTCATTCATCCTCTGCATTAGATACTGCTGCACGTGTGCAGTCTTTAATGCTCTGTAAGCTGAGACGTATCCAGACTTCCCTTCACTGTATCCAGCTTTACTTGCAGCTTTAGCTGGCGGTAGTCCTTCTGCTACCATTATATCAACGAGCGCTATCTGTTTATCAGTCAGTTTCTTAGCTGGGAGCATATGTTAACTTTCTATATCTACCGTGTATAGCTATAAGGATACAGACTTTCAGTCCAGTTGCTTAGTGGTGAAGGACAGTGCTATGTCTTTCTTTGCTCAAAGGATTAAGAATTGTATCTATATCCTCTGGCCTTGCCCCCCCTTCCCTCTTCCCCCCCACACTAACACGATCTGTCAATAGCTTGTCAAGAGGTGACGTAGCGTAAACTTCTAAAATACATACTACGCCACTACATATAGTATCAGTTGTTTGCTCGTTCAGATAGTTGTGTCATAGCCGCCGTTCACCATTGTGTCTCTGCGGCCACCTCGCACGTCTTTGTTCATTGCATGGGCCAAATACCATTCGCAAGCAGTTTCCTTTCTCAGCGGAGAGCGAGTGGCTTCTTGATGGCATGTTCTTAGCTTTGGCTGTGCCTTGTGGGGAAACAACTTGCGAATAGCAACCTGCCCTAGGGGGCAGGATTTGGCTCCCTGCATGAAGTCGTCGTTGCGAGGGTGGTCCTCGCGACACAGCAATGGAGAACTAGCAATGACTAAGAAACTATCTAAACTCGCACAACTGAAACTAGATGTAATTAACTACCATCTACACAATGACGAATCTACGCACCGTAACAACATTGACGGTATTACAGAACAAGCTCAAGTTAATGAGCGGTTCCTCGTCGGGTTGGCTCGTGACGCCTGCTACACTAGCCACAATAGCATAACCTTCAAGAAAAAGCAGATCGCAGATTCCCTCGCGGAATACGACATCGCAACCGAAAACAAAAACGTCTACGACCAAGAGCGTATCGGTCGCTGGATCAGCAGATTAACCCCAGAGCTTGACGAACTCACAGTACGTCACGATGCTGACCTTGAGGTCTTTGCAAAGCTCACAGGCGGTGAGCAGTGGCAAGCCAAAGCGCAGCCAACGAGCGCCAAGGTAGTCGACTTCAGTAACCTAAGAAAGCGGGTGGCGTAAGCCACCCCTCATTCACGGAGAGGCGCATGAATCCCTATCGCATCATAGCAGACATCATTGGAATCCTAGCCATCATTGTGATTGTGCTAGGAATCATGCTGATGATTGCAGCCGCAATTTAAAAGCGAGAAAGTGTCCGACTATATAATATATGACGTGACGTCATTATTGCTTTTTAAATAAAGTCACTGCTAAAGTGCAGTGCATAACAAAGGAGAACAGAAATGAAACTTAACTATATCGACATTGATGAGACACCAGTCTCAGTGACTTTTGTGGCTGATGAAATCAGAATGATAAATTCTTTTTTCAAATACACAAAAGATGAAATTTCAAATTTCAATCGCAGTTGTTCAATGGAACGCATTGCAAAAACGTTCGAAGAAATAAACACAAAACTTGAGGAGAATCACAATGCTTGACTCTACAAACTCATGGGACTTTCCTATCGAATCCCAGCCAATCTATGACCAGCTTGGGCATGTCATTGAAGGGCATCAAAGCATTGTCCGCACTGATACTAATGAATCCCTTGGTGTTCACGGCTCACGATACAAGGCCGTGTCACATCAAGACGTAGTGGACTCAGTGGTTGATGGTATCAAGACTGCCGATCTGTCCAAAGACTACGACCTTTACGTTGACGTAATTGAGAATGGACGTAAACTTCGAGGTGAAATTTTATTTAATGATCTGACTGTTGAACCAGCAGTCGGAGACTATGTGAAGTTTCGCGTTTCATTCTTTAATAGCTACGATGGCAGTTGGTCCTTTTCTCAGCTTGCTAATGGCTTACGGCTATGGTGCCTCAATGGCTGCACGACAGCCGATACTGTGGCGCGTAGTAAATACAAGCACACTACATCTATCAACGTAGAAGGATCAGCAGCCAAAGTTGTTGCTGGCCTTGAGCACTTCATGTCACGCAAGGAAGTGTGGCAACACTGGATGCAAACCAAACTTGAGCAAGAGCAAGTAGAAAACTTCTTCAAGAAAACAGTTTGCAAATCTTTCACACGCCAAAGGGCTGTGACCAAGACCAATGAAAAGCAATTAGAAAACTTGCTTAAAATTTGGAGCGAAGAAAAAGCTGGCTTGGGTTCTAACAAGTGGGCTTTGTATAACTGCCTGACATACTGGGCCACACATACCAACGAGTTACGCTCGCCAGAGATTGCTCGTTACAACAGAGAGATTTCAATTGCCAATGCAATGAAGTCTACACAATGGGAAACACTATAAAGGAGAACACCCATGTTTTTTCAGAAACTAAACCAAACATACAATCACATGGTTTCAACTGATGATCCACTAGATCAACAGCAATTAACTTTTAATTGCTTAATAACTGCAAAAGAAGCCGAGGAATTACTCAAACTAAACTACGAAGGCAATAGAGATTTAAACAAAGACACTGTTAGCCATTACATAAGAGCCATGAATCTAAACAGATGGCCTTTGCATCCAGAGCCACTTGTTTTTTCTAAGTCTAGCGATGAATTACTGTTTATTCTTTTGAATGGTCAGCATCGTCTTACAGCGCAAATAGAAACTGGCCTTGATATTGCATATTCAGTTTGCATTCACAGAGACCGAAACATCTACAAGAAGTTAGATCAGGGTAAAGTGCGGACAAATGCAGACATAACTGGGTCGCATAAAAATATTGTTTACCCAATACAATTCTTGCTTCGTGCTGCATCCTCTATCAAGAAACCAGTATCAGACGATGTTCAAAAGGTACTGTCTGATCGTGCTGGCACTTTGCTTTCTGAAGTAGAGTACGAAATCAAGCCGCCACAAACAGGTTATAATTTATGGAAGCAAACAGGCTTCCGCGCTGCTTATGCAATGGCAATCATTACCAATAGGATTGATCATGCAAAAGCATTTGAAGTGTACACCACAATTTGCCGCAACGAACTAAAAGAATGGCCTGATGTTTTTGTTTCTTTCTATCGTCAAATGATGGAAAGACAGATTCATATTAATCGAAGTGGAGTAAACTTAGATAATGATTACTTCATGAGAGGTATGTTTGCTTTCCAAAACACAGAGGCAAAAACAATATCTATTCATAATTCGTTTAGAAACCAAGTCAAAGAAGACGTGTACAAAGCAATGAAAAAATACGCGACTGAAGAACTAAGAATTGTCGCATAACAAAGGAGAACACACATGATGACACGCAAAGACTTTGAATGGATAGCGGATCGGTTTGGTCCGCTAGTCTTTTCGCCCATCACAATCGAAAAGATTGCTGATGATCTTCAAGAAACTAATCCACGATTTAATCGTGAGAAGTTTATTCAACGAGCCGTAGCAGCATGGGAGAAACACAATGACATCTCAGACGATGAAATCCCCTACTGAACTTTGCCCTGTCTGCGTTGGCGATGGGCAAATAGAATATGAAATCAACAAACCTCAGAGCTTTACCCGCGACATTGGTTACATAGATACCAAGTGGGATAAATGCTATGCGTGTGATGGAACAGGAGAAGTAGAGATTCCACGCTACCTATTGACGAGCAAGGAATGAATGCTGCATAAGTGCAGTATGAAATCGTATCTGACTACACTAACTGATAAAGCAAATGATAGTAATGTTTCCTTGTTGAAAGCATTCAAGCAAGCAAGCATACCCACATCCACATATTATCGTGCTCAGTCTAGTGGTCAGATACGATATGAAACTGCATTGAGGGTATTCAATGCCATTGAAAAGCTACACGTACTACAACAAGCCCGTGAGCATACCCAAAGACTACGAGCGTCTGGTAAAAATATTAATCGACGCACGGTTCGCGCAAAGTTTAAGCCAAGAGTCGTTAGCTCATAAGATAGGGTGTGCAACTTCGCTGATCCACAAGTGGGAAACTGGCAAGCGAATACCCTCTGGCTTTATGTTAATGTGCTGGCTTGATGCTTTGAACTGTGAAATCGAAATCAAAAAAATCCCACAGAATCGTCTGTCTTAAATGCCAAGTAAAAACCGAATGGTTTGTGGCTATCTTAAAACAAACAAATGATAGCTATGAAAAGCATTGGTATATTTGCAGACGCTGCTATGAGGAAGACCAATGGCAAACCGTAATAAAAACAAAGGAACGTACCACGAGAAGTGGTTCGTCAAGTGGCTCGAAGCGGCGGGTATCAAAGCCAAAAGGCA